GTTCGGACTGTAAATGATGTTATTAGCCCAAAGGTCTCGCATATATCATGTAGATTCTTAATGATGTCCGCCCCAAAGAATTCACTGTTCTGTGGACATTCTGCATCTTCCCATAAACGCATGGATTCATTCTGTGTGTTACCACGACCAGAAGCAACATTGGGTGTTGTTCGCTGATACATTGCCTGATTACTCGTACTCTGTGGTTTTTGATAGTTACCACCTTGATTTCGATTACCTTTAATTGCGGACATAGCCTTATTGAAAACATCGTTACCAACACCAGTTACAGCATTAGCAGCGACATTTGTTATTCCTTTTGCAGCTCCAGCTTTAAGTGCAGCTGACCACATGGCAGGAATTGCTATATCAATCATTTTCATTGCAGGAATCACTAACTCTCTCATTTTCTTACGAATCTCAGATTCATGAGGCATACGTTTATGAGTACGATAGTATTCAATTTCAGTGTTTGTTGGAAAGACGTTGCTCATCACTTCCAATTGGCCATAGAATTGCGTGTCTTCATCAAACTTGATATACAGTTTGAGTATGGCATCACTAGGCGCTCCATCAGCAGGTTCATAGTTGGTAAGCGCTACTATATTTAGAGTTGCTAAATATAGACTTGATGCATCTGAATTAGGCCGAATTGGAATAGCTCCTAAATAAGTTAGGAACTCAATTTTCAAATCAGCTGACGACGTTTGATGACCATTCATGATTATACCGGGTTGTTGACTAACCACTTGCACAGTTTGTAGTTCTTGAGGACGATCTCTTTGCAACAGATGATACACGTATCCCATCTCAATAGCCATTTGATTTGTTTTAGCTATATTCCACACTGCTTTAATTGACATGTTTCCACGCCAAAGGGTATTAGCCCTAAAGGGTAGGGCAGCAGGCATATTCCAATTGCTCTTGAGTGCATCATATGGTAAGTGTACTTCTGAAAGCAACTCACCACGTACAACAGTACTATCTATTGGGATACTTTTGAAATGTATCCACCTGTCGGTAAGATCCTGATATTTACGAACTTGATCAGAAATAACCAAGTTTGTAAAATTACCACCAGAATCAAAACGAACAATGTTTCCTTCTTGTGGAACAACTGGGCTTTCAATGTTGGTATTGAGAGCAGTGTCAACAATGACTTGTGTTTCATTGGGTGCATCCATGGCAGGTGTAGCCTTCTCCTTCTCAACTGTGATCTTCAAATTACCTAACCTTTCGGTTAGTAATTTTTGTTCTTCCTGGAGGCTTAGCAACTTCTCGACGTTCTTTTGTTGCGTTCCTCCATCCTTGATGCGTTGGATGGC